TGCCGGTAATATTGGATATGTACCCCGTTCCAGAACCGCATCTACGGCACAAATATCATTTAACGTAACAACTAGCACAGATACTCCTACATTGACCCTGAAGGCAGGTATAGTGTGTGTAGGGAGTACTAATGACACTACATATACCTTTGCCATTCCAGAGGACGTTACAGCAAACGTTGTGAGTGGCACGGCTTCTTTCAGTAATGTTAATGTTTATCAAGGAATATTCTTAACCAAACAATTTCAATATGATGGTTCTTTGGATCAAAGATTTGTTTTGAACAATTCTTTTGTTGATACATCAACACTTAAGGTATACATTAAAAAAACAGAACAATCCGGACTTGGTATTGAATATTTCCTTTCAGAAAATATTTTTGATGTAGATAATAATTCTAGAATTTTCTTCATTAATGAAGTTCAAGATGAAAAATATGAATTAAGATTTGGTGATGGACTGATTGGCAAAAAACCTGGTGATGCAGTTGGTTCTGATGGTACGATAATTACTGCCAACTATATTATTACTGATGGTAGAGATGGAAATGGAGCTTCTAGTTTTTCATTCTCAGGAACATTGGAAGATGCATCTAATAATATTATTGATCCAGGAACTGTTACGATTACCACTAATCAATCCTCAATTAATGGAGGAGATATCGAACCTGTAGATTCGATTAAATATTATGCTCCAAGATTGTATTCGTCTCAATATAGAGCAGTTACATCAAGAGACTATGAAACCATCATCAAAAAAATATATCCAGACACAGAGTCCGTATCTGTAGTTGGTGGTGAGGAAATGGATCCTCCACAATTTGGTACTGTTCAGATCAGTATTAAACCAAAAAATGGAACATTTGTTTCAGATTTTAATAAGACACAAATTTTATCAAAATTAAAACAATTTACAGTATCTGGAATAAATCAGAAGATAACTGATCTTAAAATTCTCTATGTTGAACTCAATAGTTCTGTTTACTATAATTATTCTCAAGTATCGAGTGCAGATACATTAAAAACCTCTGTTATAAATTCTCTTCAAAAATATTCGGAGTCTTTAGATTTAAATAAATTTGGAGGTAGAGTTAGATATAGTAAACTACAACAAGTTATCGACAATACAGATACTGCAATTACATCAAATATTACAAGAATTATTATTCGTAGAGATTTAAAACCTGTACTCAACAAGTTTGCACAATATGAATTGTGTTATGGGAATCAGTTTCATGTAAATTCTAAAGGATTTAATATAAAATCTACTGGATTTAAAATTTTAGGTGAAACAGACACAGTTTATATTACAGATGTTCCCAATGCCGATTTGAAATCAGGAAACTTATCAATTGTAAAAGAAGTATCTGATAATGAAACTAGAGTAATTGTAAAATCTGCAGGAACAGTTGATTATGTAAAAGGTGAAATAATTTTAGGAACTATTAATATTACATCAACTTCATTAAGTAATGGATTAATTGAAATACAAGCATTTCCAGAATCTAATGATGTTGTTGGATTAAGAGACTTATATGTCTCATTAAACATTTCTAAAAGTGCAATAAATATTGTCAGGGATGTAATTGCTTCTGGGGATGAAATATCCGGAACCAGATTTGTTTCTGACTTTTATACATCAAGTTATTCAAACGGAAATTTAGTAAGAAAGTAATATGATACAAACTGGATTTGAATCTAGAATCAAAGTACAGGATTTAATTGACCATCAACTTCCAGAGTTTATCTTGGAAGAAAGTCCAAATGCAGTAGAATTTTTAAAGCAATATTATATTTCACAAGAATATCAAGGTGGGCCTATTGATATTAGTGATAATTTAGATCAATATTTAAAGTTAGATAATTTAACACCAGAAGTTATTGTAGATAGTACAACGACTAGTAATGCTATATCATCTGCTGATACTATTATTAGTGTTTCTAGCACAAAAGGATTTCCTAATCAATATGGACTCCTTAAAATTGATAATGAAGTCATTACATATACTGGAATTACTACTAATAGTTTTACTGGATGTATACGCGGATTCAGTGGAGTAACTGATTATCATCAAGATTTAAATCGTGGGGAACTTGTTTTTTCCACATCAACAGCAGTAGAACATTCTAATAATTCATCTGTTCAAAATTTAAGTTCTTTATTCTTAAAAGACTTTTACAAAAAATTAAAATCTACTTTTACTCCAGGATTAGAAAATATTAAATTTGTAGATGAAATAGATGCAGGAAATTTTATAAAGAGAGCAAAAGATTTTTATGCTTCTAAGGGAACAGATGAAGCAATAAAAATACTTTTCAAAGTTATTTTTGGTGAAACACCTTCAATTATAAATTTAGAAGATTATTTAATTAAACCCTCCTCCGCAAATTATGTGAGAAGAGAAGTTGCAATAGTAGAATTAATATCAGGAGAACCTTCAAAAATAGTTGGACAAACTCTCATAAAAACTACCGATGAGAATACAACTGCTTCAATATCGGCCATAGAACCATTTTCAAGAAAGAATAAAACATTCTATAAGATTGAATTTTATATTGGAAATGATGAAAATTCTTCATCAGTTGTAGGAAATTTTGAAATAACACCAAATACAAAGTTAGTTGAAAGTGTATCAGCAGGATCTTCCATCTTAACGGTAGATTCAACTATTAGTTTTCCACAATCCGGAACATTGGTTTCTGGAACTAATAACATTTTTTATACTGGAAAAAGTATTAATCAATTTTTTGGATGTAGTGGTATCACTAATACTATACCTACAGCATCAAATATTAGATCTAAGGATACTTATTTTTCTTATGAAGATGGAGATACTTCTAAGAAAGTTGAATTAATATTACTTGGAGTAATACAAGACTTAGTTGAAGAGAATAAAGATTTTAAAGTAGATGAGAATGATGTAATTAGAATTAAAAGTCTTGGAGATAAGATTGAAAATACCAATTTAAATTGGAAAGAGATTTTTGCAAATTCTTGGATCTATAATACTAGTGCAAGGTATGAGATTGTAGATAATTCAAGTACAAAATTAGAATCTATTATTGATAGATCCAGTCTAAAAATTGGAGATGATGTTGAAATATTAGAAAGAGGTAGTGAAATTGTAGTATCTTCTTCCAATATAATTTACATTGAAGATATTAATACTACAGAAAATACTTTAACGTTGGCAAATAAGCCAACTTTAAATGCAAGTACAAAATATGATGTAAGAAGAAAATTAAATAAAACAAAGTCTTCAGGTTTAGATTTTGAAAGTAGTTCTTTACTATCAGATATTCTCAATTTATATGTTGATAAGGATGATTATGCGTATGTATCTTCAAATTCATTACCATCAGAGGAAAAAAATGGAATTGTAGATTATCGTCTCGATATCGAATCAAATATTAAAAGTGTTAGTATTGCTAGTACTACAAATCTTGAGGATTTTTCTGAAGGAGTTTATAATATAATTGAATTTAATCCTTCAGTTCCTTTCTTAACAGGGGATAAAATATATTATTTTCCACAAAATGAATCTTTGGTTGGATTGCAAACTGGAAATTATTATGTAAAAGTAATATCTACAAATCAATTTAAATTATATTCCTCTCCATCTTCAATAGAATCGGGAAGTAATTTAAAATTTCAAGTACCAAATTCTGGTATAGGAACTCACACTTTTACTCTATATTCTCAACGACAATCTGAGCTTGGAATACAAAAACTTTTAAGAAAGTTTCCATTAGAAAAAAATATTGAAAATGGTTCCGGAACTTTAACAATTCCAGGAACTACAGGAATGTTAATTAATGGTGTTGAGATTAATAATTACAAATCTAAAGATGTAGTTTATTATGGACCAATTGAGGATGTAGACATTCTTTCTGGTGGAGAAGATTTTGATGTAATTAATCCACCATTAGTAGAAGTTTCTACTGGTATCGGCAGTACTGCAAAAATTCAACCAGTAATTAGTGGGTCTTTTGAAAAAGTACATGTAGATTCTCAAAATTATAACATTGATAGGATAATTTCTATTAATATTGAAGGAGGTAATGGTAGTGGTGCAGTAATTGAACCCGTAATAATAGAAAGTCCCAGAGAAGTTTTATTTAATGCAGATGAATTTTCTAGTGGTGGAGGAGTTAGTGAGACAACTAATCAAATTATATTTTTAACAGATCATAACTTTGTTAATGGTGAAGAAGTAATTTACAATCCTCTAGGAAATAATCCAATAGCAATTGGAACAGCAGGAACTAATTTTAGTCTACCTACTAATTCAGTATATTTTGTTGGTGTTACTAACAATAAAGCAATAAAATTATATAATAATTTAAATGATCAACAATCCGATTTGAATGTTGTTGGAATTTATACAGGTTCGGTTGGAACGCATAAGTTCTCTACTATTTCGTCTTCAAAACAAGTTTCTTATGTAAAAGTAATTAATAAAGGAGAAGGTTATACTAATAGAAAATTAATTGTAAAACCTACTGGCATATCTACAACACAAAATGCGATCAATTTCAAAGGTCACGGATTTAACGACGGCGAAATTATTGAATATGATTATGAAAGTGGATCAATATCAGGAATTGCAACTACAAACCAATACTACGTTTTAAAACTTGATACAAATTCTTTTAGGTTATGTGATGCGGGTGTTGGGGGAACAACTTCTTCAAATTATGAACGAAAAGATTATGTAGAATTTAATAGCACAGGAAGTGGATATCAGTATTTTAAATATCCTGATATTTCAGTTTCAATTAAATACAATACTGTAGGATTTGGAACTACTACTCAACAATATCAAGAATTAATAACAACCCCAGTAGTAAAAGGTAGTGTTATTGATGCTTATGTTTATGAATCTGGAACTGGTTATGGATCTACAACTTTAAATTTAAAGAAAAATCCAATAATTTCAATAAAGAATGGTAAATCTGCTCAATTGACACCATCTATTGTTGATGGAAGAATAATTAACGTTTTTACAAGTTATGTTGGAAGTGAATATTATTCCACTCCAGATTTAGTTGTTTCTGGATCTGGCACTGGGGCCGAGTTAAGAGCAGTAATTAATGATGGAAAAATATCAGAAGTAAAAGTTCTGAATACGGGTATTGGGTATTCTGCATCAAATACAAAAATTCAAGTTGTATCATCAGGAAAAAATGTTTTTATTGATCCACAAATAAGAACATTAACTGTCAATGATAATATCGCAAGATTTACTACTGGTGAAGTTTTATTGGAAGGTAAAGATAAACTTCAACATTCAGTATCAAAATACTTTGAAAATCTGAGAAATTCCTTCAAAGAAACTCCTGTAGGATCCGCATTAACAAGCATTTCGCATATAATTGGATGGGCTTATGATGGTAATCCAATTTATGGTCCGTATGGATATACAAATCCTAATGATATATCTTCTGGATTGAAATCATTAGAATCTGGATATATTTTAAATTTATCAAATGTTGAAGATAGACCATCTGGATTTGTTGATGGATTTTTTGTTGAAGATTATAAGTTTAATGGAGGAAAAGATTTAGATGAATATAATGGTAGATATGAAAAAAATGTAGAGTATCCGAACGGTGTTTATGCATACCATGCTACGGTAGACGAATTTCCATATTTTATAGGCAATAAGTATAAATCAAAATTAATTTCTAATTCTGATTTAGATCAATCATTTGATTTCAATAATTCAAATTTATTACGAAACACATTACCATATAAAGTATCAGAGTTAAACGCTAACTATGATTTTGTCAATGAAACCAGTGATGTTTTGGAACAAAAAATAGAAGTAGTATCTGTAACTTCAGATTCGATAAAATCTATAAAAATTGAAAACTCTGGTAGTAATTATAAAGTTGGAGACAAATTAACATTTAATGATACTAACACTTCAGGAAGTGGTTTGAATGTTAGTATTGCTTCTATTAAAGGTAAAAGTGTTTTAGAATTAAATACAAATCTAACTGAATATTTAAATTCTATCTTTACATGGGAATCTTCTAGCAAAATAAAAGTATCAATATTACCAAAACATGATCTTTTAAATCTAGATTATGTAACTATATCTGGATTTTCGACTAATCTTTCATCTCTAAATGGAACACATCAAATTATAGTTCCTTCTTATGCAAATGGGAGATGTCTTTCTACTATAACATCTACATCGTCTGCAGGATTTACAACAGAAATTTATGTTTCTCCAATTCCAGATCAAGTATCTGTTGGTAGTAGTATTAATATTGGAACAGAAACTTTAAAGGTTCTTGAAGTATTTAAAAATCAAAATATTCTCAGAATTGAAAGAGGATTGACGGGTGTATCACATACTGTTGGAACGGCAGTAACTTTCTCACCAGATTCCTTCATAATTTCTAAATCTACAGATAAATTTGATTCCAATGTAAATGATAAGGTATTTTTCAATCCTAAGGAATCTGTTGGTGTTGGAACAATAAGTGGTGTTGGATATAGCACATCATTTACATTTGGAGAAATTTCGACCGTAACTAGAAGCATTCCTACAAAAGGAATTTATATTGAAAGTCATCCCTTTGTAACAAATCAACCAGTTGTTTATACTTCTAATGGAACAACTATAACTGTTTCTGCCGATGGAACATCTACCCCAACAAATTTACCTAACAATGTTTTTGTTGTTAAGAAAGGTCCAAGTATTATTGGATTGAAGACTGCAATTGCAGGTGAAGAGTTATTCTTCCATACTAATGGAGTAGATAATGATGAATATTCATTCGAATCCAATTATACTCAAATATTGGGAGACATAGATAAGAATGTAGTGACTGTTTCAGTATCAACATCTCACGAACTTCAAAATGGAGATACGGTAACATTAGATGTTCAACCTAATCTTTCAGTAGGTATTGGAACCTCAATAGCAGTTCGGGTTCTTTATAAATCAGAAATTGATAATATTGTAGTCAATCCAATTGGATTTAACTCTACAGGAATTAATACAGTAACTAATGAAATCACTATTTCAGAACATAAATTGGTAACTGGTGATAAAGTTTTTTATGAAGATAATGGGTATAATGAATATTTTGTTTATAAAATTAATAGAAATAAAATTAATCTCTGCAAAACTTATATTGATTCTCAAAAAAATCCTCCGACAGTCGTATCCTTTGCTTCTACAGGAGGTTCTTCACAAACAATATCATTAATTAATCCACAATTACAACCAGTTAAAAACAACAATTTAGTATTTGACCTTTCAGATTCTTCATTGATAAATTATAGTCTAAGATTGTATCAGGACAAAGAGTTCAATAATGAATTTGTTTCTACTGGTTCTAGTATTACTTTTAATGTATCTGGAGTAGGAACTGTTGGAGTAACATCAACAGCATCTCTCACATTAGATTACAACTCACAAATTGGAGAATTATTCTACACTTTAAAGAAAGATGGAGTATTAGTTAAATCTGATACTGATACTAAAAATTATTCAAGTATCAAATATATTGATAGTGATTATAATAATTCATATACTATAAGTGGTGTTGCCGCAACAACTTTCAATGTAAATATTAATAAAAAACCAGAAAAACTTTCTTATGGATCAGCAGAGTGTGACATATTAGAATATTCCACAACATCAACTTCACCATCAGGCCCAGTTAAATCTTTAACTATTTTATCTTCAGGAACTGGATATAAAAAATTACCATCTTTAAAATCTACAAATTCTGTTTCTGGAATAGACTTAATTGTAAATGCAGAATCAATAAATGTAGGATCTATAAAGGAAAGTAGAGTTATCAATAATAGATTTACTTATTCTCCAGATAAAACTTTAAGACCTAAGGTTAATGTATCTCCAAATATCGTAACAAAAGATTCAAATACAATAAAACAGATATCAATAATTAGTGGAGGAGATGGTTATGTATCTGCTCCAAATATAACTCTTGTAAATTCTATAACAAGAAGTGCAGTAAATTCTGGATTTATTGAGGCAAAAATAACGGGATCCGCAATTTCTTCTTTAGAAATACAGGTTGAACCAAAAGGTTTACCTGATGAAACTGTAGAGGTTTTTACAACAAATAATAATAATGGCATTGCAATTGAAAAAATAGCATCATCCAATACCGGCATTTTCACATGCACTATATCAACACCCCCAGTAAGTGGTTTTACAACTCAACCATTTAATTCAGGAGATGAAGTATTCATTGAAGGAATACAGAAGTTTAGTGCTGATGGTAGTGGATTTAATTCTGCAGATTATGGATTTAAATTCTTTAAGGTAAGTGGATATGATACCTCAGGAGTTAATGATACAGTAACAATTAATGTATCTGGGTTCACTACCAATACTGGTATTGGAAAAACAATTCAAGATTTTAGCGGAGTAATAATTCATAAAAATGATTACCCTACTTTTAAGGTAGTTCAAGAACCATCCAAATTTTTAATTGGAGAAACTTTATCATCTAATCAAATAGTTAGAGATTTGGAAGTTGTCGGAAGTGATGGAGATTCTTTAAAAGTATCTGGAACATATGAATTATCAGTTGGTGAAGTTATTACTGGAAATGAATCTGGTACTATTGCAACAATTAAATCTTTAGAGTTAAATGAAGGGACATTCAATGTTGGATATTCTAACACAAAAGATATTGGTTGGGACACTGAAACTGGAAAATTGAGTGAAGATTTTCAGGTTACTTCAGATAATAATTACTATCAAAATCTATCTTATTCTGTAAAGAGTTCAATAACATACAAAGATCAACAATCTCCAGTAGAAAGTTTAGTTCATACAAGTGGATTGAAAAATTTTGCAGACACTGGAATAACTTCAAATACAAGTGCGGGATTATCTACTACTAATGATGGAATTACTATAATTTATGATGTAATTGATGAAAAAAGAGTAGATACTATCAATAGTTTTGATAATGTTATTGATGTTGATGTTGTAGATTCGAAGTCAAAATTCCTAAAATTAAAAACTAAAAAACTTACAAATTATACAGAATTGAAGGATCTTAATGTATTGACTATCGACGATATACAAAATCAATTCTCAAATTCGGAAGCTGAATCTACTGAATTTTTATTAATAGAAGAACTTGATGATCGAACTTATTACAATTACTTATTAAGAGTAACTAATGAAAACAATAGTGAAATTCAATTAACAGATGTTACCATTCTAAGAGATGCTGACGATGACGAATCATTTATTGTTGAAAATGAATCAATATCTGGTCAGGAATCTACATATGGAAATTTTGACTTATTCATAAATGAATCTGAAGAAACTTTCCTTAGATTTGTTCCAAATGATCCACTTAACACAAATTATGATATAAAATTAATTAAGCAAGTATTTAATACAACTTTCTCTGGAGTTGGAACTCAATCTGTAGGATTTACTAATCTGACAGGATCTGTTGATATAGAGAATACTAGTGTAGGAATTGGAACTACAACGATTATTTCTGTAAATTCCAATACTTTCGAATCACTTTATATTAATGCACAAGTAATTAATAGTGTTACTCAAGATATGAATTATGTGAGATTATATGTTGCTCATGATGGAACAGATACATTCATGTCAGAATATTATATTGATGGTACTGTCTTTAGTTCTTCAACAGGAAATCAAATAGGAACTTTCTACTCTAATGTGGACAGTGGAATTTTATCGATAACTCATGAAAATGATTCGTCTCAAGAAATTAAAATAAGAACTAATATTGTTGGATTTGGAACAACAACAACTGGAACGGGTACTTATAGATTTAAATCTTCAGATCAATCTGATGGGCAAGAAAGAAGTGTAATCTATGACTCACAATTTTATTCTACAGTAGGTGCTTCTTCCACAATAATTCAGTCGTTAGATAAAATTTTATTTAATGCATCGAAATCATTAATTCAAGTGAGCATAGGTTCAACAAAGGCACTTCATCAAGTTATGATGATTTCCGATCAAACTGATGTTTATACTCAACAATTACCTTTCCTTTCAGTGTCTAATGATGATATTTTAGATGATGCTGCTGGCATCGGAACATTTGGAGGAGAAATATCTGGAAGTAATTTGATACTCAAATTCTACCCAGATGCGAATCAAACAGGACAGATTGATATTGAAGTATTCAGTAAATTATTCTACTCTGAAGTAGATATTTTGAACGAACCTTTAGATTTATCATATGGTTCCGTAACTGAAAGTATTGACGAAAAATTCTATAATGCAATAAATGGTTCTAGAATTAATAGAACTAATTTTTCACTGACAAATAATAATATTCCAATTTTCTCCAAAAAATTCAATCCCAATTCTGCGGCACTTGATTCAACTACTGGAATATTTACAATTCAAGATCACTTCTTTGTTACTGGTGAGGAATTAATTTATACTCCAAATTCTACGGTTATTGGTATCGGAACCAGTGCAATGGTTACTCCTAGTGGTGAACTGCCATCTACAGTATATGCTATTAAATTGACGGAAGATACTTTCAAAGTGGCAATAACGACCACGGCAGCTTCCAGTGGTACTGGAACAACATTTACTTCTCTTGGAGAAGGAAATGCTCATAGATTTACTATGAAGGAAAGGAGCACTAAGTGTATTATAGCCGTTGACGATTTAGTTCAATATCCAATAACATTTACTAAGATTACACATAATTTAAGTGGAAATGTTGGAGGTTCATTAGGAATTAGTACTTCTATTGTTTCTTTAAGTGGAATATCAACAATAAATCCAAGAGATATATTGTTGGTTGATGATGAATATATGGGTGTTACTAATGTTGG